TAGTTCATTGATAGTATCTAGTGCTAATTTACGACGACGATATTTAGTCGCCAGACTCTGTAAGAAATTGTTTAGTGTTTTCATGGTTTGTTTCCTCGTTTGAACCAATGTTGATTTTACGAGGACGCATTTCTTCTGGAATAACATACTTCAGTTCGATTGCAAGTATACCATCCTGAATATCTGCTCCGTGCACTTGTACGTGCTCAGACAGCCGGAACGTACGCTTAAACTTCTTGGTAGAAATACCTCGATGAATAAACTCACGACCCCTAGACTTGTGATCGCCCGTTACAGTTAGTGTACGATCCTTAACCTCAACAGATAATTCATCTTGAGAGAATCCAGCAATAGCCAATTCAATCAGATAATCTGTTTCACCAGTCTTAATTATATTATGAGGTGGATAGTGATCATTCGCATGTTTAGCAGTCCATTCAAGTTCATTGAATAGATGATCGAAACCAACGAATGAGGAACGGGGAAATAGTGTTTGTAAGCCTGTCATTGTTATCTCCTTTATGTCAAGCAAGATTGAAAAGTGACCGGATTATTCCGCATCACAATTGTATTTATACAGTATAGCCATTACCTTACGGTATAGCTGTTATTTATTACCTATGTTATACTTAGGCAACAATTCCCAATTATTCTTATCTTTATAAGAAATAATTTTAATTTGACGAAGTGGTGCACATTGAAGGTTGCCGCCGTTCACAATAGTTACTAGACCCCAATCACTTAACAATGTCGCTATCGTGTTCCTACGTTCAATGTCTGTCTCTTCTAGGTTTGCTTTCTTACTATCAAGTAGAAACAACTCTTTAAAATGCACGATAAAATACCGGCCTTGTTTATGTAGAATATGACAGGATTGAAATAATTTCTTTTCTTTACGTGAAGCTACACCTATACGTGTTAATGTTTCACGGACTTTTAGGAAGTCATCTGGTTCATTTAAGGTAATCTCCAACATATCAGTTGGATTCCATATTACCGTTTTATCTTCTTCTTCCACCTTTACTCACCTTGTTTTTTATAATTGTTATTTGGTCAGGCGATAGAAGTGTCAGGGCTTGGCGGGCTTTCTCATTACTATACCCATAATATTCCTTGACAGCATCAATATCACTTTCTTTTTGAGCCTTAGCCCACTTAGAAAACCTTTTACGTTTTCTGATCATATTTATAAGAAAGTGATATTGTAGCTTATTGTCAATCTGATGATGTTTATTCATTTCATTAGCAATAATAATTGTATCTTGGAAATAAGACAGACCTCGATTTACCATAAACGAGTTATATGCTTTTTCACTGTCGTCATCAATCATAATATCTTGTTTAGTTAGATTGATACTATTTAAATAATCAAAATGATTCAAAATCCACCTTCAATCCCACTGTCTTGACCTGGCCAATCATACGATCGTATTCTATCCCACAATATATCTTCTGTTAAATTTACAGAATTACCTTGCTGAACGTCATGCCCTTGATAATATAATTGTGGATACGTTCTATGACCATCAGGTAATGGTTGGTTGTGCTTAATCGTATATTCTATGTTCCACTCGTCTAGCTTTTCTTTTAGCATATGACAATAATAACATGAATCTTTAGTAAATAACACAAGTTTTTGAGTCATAATTTTACCAATGGTTCTACGGTCGATACATCATGAAAATCATTTCTATAGTGAGTTCGAGCATAACTTTCTTTTACTAGATGCCCATCTTTTTTTCTATATACAATATATTCTTCTTTAACAACATCTGTTTTATCAGATTTAAGTGCTTGTGTAAAAGGTCCTTCGTTCATGTTCTGCTACCTCTTAGTGCAAAGTATAATCCACCTACCCATAAGAATACGTGTAAGTTATCATACAATATAACATCTAATAAACTTGTTGGTTGTCCTATCCATATAACTCCAGTAGCAATACAACATATTGTGATACCAGAGAATCTTGTTAGTAGATCTCCTGCATCTTGAATCCAAACAAACCAGCCTGCTATTTTAGAAACTAAAACACCACTAACTAATAAACCTATGCCTGCACCGATTTCTCCGTACACTACAAACCACCATACTATAGCAGGTAGTTCCCAAGATTCAGCATCTTCTATACTGAACGGCCATTTGCTTAATCCCTGTTGTAAGAATACAATTGCAAGTGGTATACGTAATAGCCAATGGCTCAAACAAAATTCTGGTATTTTAGATAATATATTTCTCATAAATTTTCATCCTTGTGAAAGCAATCGAATGCAATGCCATAATACTTATTAAGAGTAACTTGTTGCCAGTTCTTCTTATCAGCAATAGCCATACATTGTTCTTTAGTAAATAATTCTTGCATTATATATTGGTTTCCCATGTATACCCAATCGGTACCGTTGTTACCCCACATTGAAATAACTAGTAAAAATTCTTTCATTACTTAAACTCCACGTTTGCCATGATCTCAGTCATACAAGCTACGACATTAAGTTCATGGTCTGCCACAAAGGCGTTTTTATATTGGTAGTCAGCAAGAATCAAAACAAGTTGTGGAATAGATTGAGGTGCTACATAATCATTCATCGAATCATATATTCCACGAAAGATAGCGGTTGCATCTATATCCATACTATTAACAACCCAATGGCGCATATTCTTAAAGTCTTTGTCTTTAAGATATTTAGCTAAGTCAGAAAAAGATTTATTTGTATCTAATGAACCAGACACAACAAGACTACCGCTTGTAGAATGTCTTTGAGCTTCATTTAATACTCTTCTCCAGTCGGGTGCATGTTTCATCACTAGATCAACAGGTGATTTTTCATCATGCTTTATAGCTTCTCTACCTAGTATATATAAAAGTCTTGCATGAAAGCTTGCCGCAAGTTTAGGTAAATCTTTCTTACTTGTATTAAACTCATATACACCACAACGAGAATGAAGTGGTTCGATGATTTTATTCTTAAAGTTACAAGTGAGAATAAATCGACAATTGTTCGCAAACTCTTCAATGAATCCACGAAGAGCTGGTTGAGTCGATTGGGCATTAAGATAATCGGCTTCGTCAAGGATAACAACTTTGTATCCACCTTGCAAAGAAACCGATGATGCGAATTGTTTTATCTTACCTCGTAAGGTATCGATATTGCCTTCTTCAGAACCGTTGATCATGATATAATCAAGACCTAGTTCATGGCAAAGGGCTTTAGCAACAGTTGTCTTACCAAGACCGGCTGTACCGGTGAAAAGCATATTAGGCAATTCACCGGTAGCCACAACATCATGGAACTGTTGTTTTAGTTCTTGTGGAAGAGTACAATCCACAATATTTTTTGGCCGATACTTTTCGACCCATAAAAAATCTGACATTACAAACCTCGTTCAACAAATACATTATATAATAAAAAGGTAGGTTTGTAAATTATTTTTGAGCCTCGTAGTTTTCACCAAGAGAAATAGCTTTCACACACTGATCACGTAACTGACCAATTGTAGATAACTCTTCTCCGCGGAATCCACCACGTTGTGCAACGGCGTCAATGACAGCAATCATTGAACGTCCCATTTGTGTTGATACCTGATAGATCTGATCATGATCAATAGGTACATTATTTTCGGCTTTTACTTCTTTAGCCATTTTATTCTCCATATGTTGAGGATTTTTCTAGAGCAATCCAATAGGATACACCTAGTTCATTATTAGAAAACTCTGAGATGAGTTTAGACGAAATTGCCACGTGGTAATCACCTGGTATAATCTTAAGATTAGAGATACTTATAACAAAGTTAAAAGGATCTTCAGGATAATTGCCGGCTATATCGATAGCGAATGTATTTGATGTAGCATTTTTACTATCAACAACTGACAAAGTTAGATGACCATTACCTGGTGTAATCGATACTTCATCATGACCAAGAGCCGCTGCGGCACGTTTGATACGACTCAGTGTGTTGGCATCTAAAGTAAATTGTACTTCGCACTGAGGCATTACAATCTTTTTAGATGGTGATGTCAACATGTCCGGATCTGAAAAGAAATACTTAACTTTTGACCGACCAGATGAATCACTGATTAGTACATAATCTTTCTCGAAGGATAGATTAGGTACATCAACAAGACCTAGGACATTGAGAAATTCATTCAAGTCATAGATCCCGAAGTCTTGAGGAAAGTCTTCAACAGTACTGGCTGCTGATAAAACATTCTTCGCTTCAGAAATAGTCTGAATACTATTGCCTTCATTGAAAACAATGTTTGAATTAATACCTGCATAATTCTTGAGAATAGACAGGGTATTTTCACTTAGTTCCATGATATACTCCATAATTTAGAATACTATTATACAACATTTTTGACGGATTGTACAACTTTATTTTACCTTGCTAAAGTTTTTATCTTTGATAAATTCCATCTTAGATTGAAACTTGTCATCAAGGATTTCACCTTTATGCGATATAACAAAGACATTAGTATCTTCACCAAACGCATAAATTATCTTCATTAAATTACCCACACCCTCATGATCCAATGACGAATCAA